CAAATCCTGCCGTACTCATTCTGTACCTCCATTGACTCGTAGTTGTCTTCTTGGTCGTCTATTTTACATCCACATACACAACACTGCCACAACATCTGCCTTTCTCCTTTTGATGAGCATGAGTCCCCCAGCAAGCAACTGGTCTTACTGTTGATTGTTTCCAACTTTGCACTAGCGTACAACGGAGTCGCACCGTTCAGTCGGAGTCCTCAAATAAAGGGGAACTGCTACCCACCAAAAGTATTGAAAAAGACAGAGTAGAAGGGGCAAAGATTTGACGAGACATGATTACGACACCATGTAAGATTCCAGTGAAGGACACTCTTTACTCGTATAGTCACTTTGCATGCCTTTCTTGGCTCAGGGCTATGCACAAAACTTTCGTGAGTGCCTACAATCCCTCTTAATGTGCCATAGCGTCTACCTATTCCGCCACCCTTCTATTCTATCTTCTTCAATTTTGTAAAGAACAATCCTGAATACTCAGGAACACTCGCACCGTATAGATGCGATAGTTCCTAGTTATTCAACTATTTGCCAATCGTCACTGAGTAAATCGGATTGCGATGCTATCCATGGAACAATAGACCCGTCAACAGTTTTCATGTCAATATGACTTCTGTAGTTAATTTCAGTTCCTTCTGGGTATATACCTAACAGTGGTGCACGGTTTACTTTAAAAGTAGAACCTGACACTAAAAAAACAAACATGTTTTTACCGTTCCAATTTTGTCGTGCAACTTTTTTACCTTCTTTTATCAACTTTAACGCTTCTTCAAATCCAAACAAAAAATCTTGTGCCATATGTTTTTATTTTATTATTTATAATTCCTGCTTATAAGCAGGAGGTGGAGTGCCCTGAGTACGTCTACTCGCCACTTACAGATTGGTAATTACCCTATCTGATACACTCCCCCTTCTACTTACAAACAACATCAGTCAGAGAATGAGGAATCGAACCTCAATCGAAAGCATCCAAGGCTCTCATGTTACCACTACAATATACTCTGTGGAGCTCTCTTTTACGTGTGTGAGCAGTTCACGGAAACCATACTTACACATTACTATAGTTTAATGTAAGCTGTTTCAAGGTGCAGGAAAGTAGGATTCGAACCTACGCTAAATCCTTCACAGGGATTCGTGCTACCATTACACCACTCCTACTGGATTCTCCGATAATTAAGCCTCGGAGCACAGCTATCTAATTCTATCAGTTCGTACTTAATTTGTCAATCTACCCCAACTGTCATAAGTATTCACGTATCCATCATCGTTCCAAATACTGTCTACTTCGTACTGTTGAATCTCTCTGAAATACTGAGCTTCATCTAATCTTACTTGAACCTCTCCATAAGCAAACACTCCAACTACTACGATAATCAACCAAGCTATTAATTTATTTATTGTCATGTATACAGTGTATACTAATGATTTCTATTTGTCAATACAGTTATCCACACTATTTATTATGGTTCAACATTTCCTCACTTAATGACCCACCACCACCTGGTTCATAAGCCTGAGCGTATGTAACGGTTCCAGGTACATTACACATTTCTGCTGTTCCAACCAACAAATCAGGTATATATGTGAATGGTGTGTTGTAGATAGCTTTGTATGGGTTCTTTAATTCAGCTTTCCTCTTTAGTTCCTCATGTAACATACCTTGTACATTGAATAGCGTAGCACATAGAGCTTCAACCTTATCAATCTCCTTACCTGTCTCATCGAATCGTGCAATACCTCTATGGATGCTCCACACATCTAGGAAGTGTCGCCACATTGATTTCATGTAAGCGTCCTGTGGTATTCCCTTCTGCCAATTATCACTCGCCCTCAAGTTTCCATCAGCCTGTTTACGATGTACACTCATGTAATCACTGAAAGCCTGAATGACCGTAGGGCTTAGGAAGCCTTCTGGGTCAATTTTATTTTCGTCTGAATTTCTAGTACTTCCACTCTCAAATGTTCTCATCTTTCCTTCTAAATATGCATCATTCATATATTTATTTAATTAATTCATCAATCTTAACATCGTACTCGAACCCTTCTTTGTAAACAACCAACGCCCCTAGGAAGTATTTAACATCTTTAGGGTAATCTGCTACAGACTCTGCTACCTCAAATGGTTGCTTAGCGTAACGATTACTCTTGTATTTGTTAAACGTTTCCTGGTTCTTATCTCTCACTTCGTCATCTGTTAATTTATCAGAGCGAACGATTATTGAACCTGTGATATTAGAGAGGTCCATTCTCGTTCCATTCTGCGTGAACGCACCGTTCTCTTCAATAGCGATACGATATGCGGCACACTGAGCGAAGTATTCACGACCATAAATTCCTGATGAGGTTTTAAAGTCTCCTAGATACCGTTTACCTTCTATCTCACACACAAAGTCAAATGTTCCTGCGTAGAAGTACTTTCGTGAGAACACTGACAGCTCCGACGCTACGAACTTAACTTTGTTATTCACAGCCCACTCTCTGAATCGAATACAGATATGAGCTGTTTCTTTATCTAACGATGGCTCTTCTTTACTGTCTATTTTACTTTTAATGTACCGTTCAACCCAGTCATGTGCGTCCTTACCTATATCCTTAGCTGAATCAGAGCGTCGCTTGTGAGCGTATGTCTTATCTTTGAGGATAGTTTCAATCTCGCCCTGGCTCTTACCTATAGAGTCCTTGTAAGCCTCTGTAGCAGCCCAGTCTATTAAGTTAGGCTTCGCTATCGCACCCAGAATGGTTGTAACGCCTGTCATCCCAGTTCCATTCAACTGATACCGACTCTTTCCTTTACCTTCTGGGTCAAATACGAACTCATCGAACTTGTCTCCGTTTGGTATTTTGTATATTATTTTTTGGTGCATAATCTTTCAAGTATCATTAAGTAATAACTTTTTATAGAGGAGCTTGCAAAAAACCACAATATAAGTCTGTGCCTCAATAATTGTTTATAAGACAATATATTTGAATATGACTTATATTTTGGTTTGTATCCAATTACGTATCTAACTAGAATCCTATGGAGGATGAGGTTATGCCAAGCCTTTAAGAACAACATATTATTTTCTAGTTTTCCAAGCACCACAATCCTGACACTGATACCTTTGCTTTCTAATCTTTCCCTTGATAATAACTGTGCCTCGTTTCTGTAGATTATCTGACTCACAGTTAGCACAGTTTACACCATCGTCACCAGGGTGGTTTTCAATCCAAGGAAGGAGCTTTAGGTATACGTCCTCTAATAGAACTACGTCTTGTTTGTTATAACGACACATCTTGTTCCATGACTTTACGTCTCCCAGCATACATCCTTTCCATAGCTCAAACCCACCTGTACTTAATTTCTTCCCAACTTTGAGGTACTTCCCTAGTTCATTTAAACTGTTACTGTCGAACTTGAAATATCTCTTAGCAACTAACTTAGTATCTATAATCTTATAAGGCGATGGTGGTGTGAGTCCATTCATAACGAATCTCGCATTAGACTTTTTAACATCAAATGCCTTACCGTTGTGAGCTATTACTATCTCCGCCTTATCAAACAACTTCCATAGTTCGTTAATCAATGCGCTGTCGTCTTCCTTATCTTTATTCCAGTTCTTAAACTGTGGAAGAGACATCACGTGAACCTTACTCTCTCCTAACCACTTCCATGCTACTGATAATATATACCAGTCTCTTTTTACTTCCACTACATTCTGCTCCCATATCCCCCACGTATACGATAACAGTGGCGCAGTCTCCAGGTCGAATAGTAGTGTCTTCTTTTGTTTTGTCATTACGTTTTTGTTTAAAAAATAATAAGAGTTTCCTCTTAATTATTTTTCTGCTAGGTTTTGTCTGATTTTGTCCCAGCTCTAACGAATTTCTTTCAGTTCGTCTAAAATCTTGGTTTACCAGTCTCATAAGAACAAGTCCAATGAGAACCGTATCCATTTGCTAAAGCCCACGAAGTCATTTTAGTTTGGTCATATGAGCTCTCTCTGTCTAAATCCATCCCTGAGAGCTTCTCAAACCATAACCATGTACGATTCCAGTATTGGTATACTCCTCTAGCGTTTCCTCCGTCACCTACGAGACGTGTCCCATAGGAGCTTTCGCAGTTTGCAAGGTTTGTAAGCCAACGTGCTGGTATATCGTACTCTTTAGCGAATTTATTAATTGATTCTGTTAATGTGAGTTCCACTGGTAAAGGTGGGACATCGTGGTCTGCTATTACAGGAACCACACTCATTAACAATATCATTATGATTGTTAAGTACCTTATAAATAAGTTTTAGAGGAGCACGGATATTCTCACTAGAACATTAACTGGTTGTATAGGATGTGTGTCTGTGGCTTAACATATCTCAAACATATGAAAGAATGAGAATTGGACCCACACACACCCTGCACAACCAGCTATTACCTACCGACAGATAGGTATGCTAGGTTGCTGTGACAGGAGAAAGAACTAACTTACTATATTTTACCCTATCCAGGTAGATTTGTCAAGGTTTCTTCGGCTAAATCTTCGACTTCTTCCATGTACTTTTCGATTCCTTTTGGAAACGTTACAAGGTCTTTTGGCTTCAACTTAGTACGCATAGCAATGTTGAGGAAGTTTGTCTTTGAGCCTTGCTGGAACTCTTGGTAGTCTTCGTCAAGAAGGAGTACTTCGTGTTCCAAAGATTTAATCCGTGAACGTAGCTCTGATACCTCTGCCATAAGTTCGCGGACACTGTTGGTCTGAACTTCCATAGCTTTTAGAACCTGTGCCATGTTTGAATGGTAACTCATATGTAGCTCTTGTTGTAAAGATTCTACATACTCAAGCCTATCTTCAAACTGTTCTTTTAACGCCTCCTCTGGATACAACCAATTCATAAACTTACTCATAGTTCTATTTCTGTGTTATATTTAATAATTAAAGTTCTTATATCTTGCTCTGGGATGTCGTACACTCGTTTCATGTTTCCTGTTTCTATACACTTCTCCATGACGTAGTATTCGTATGTTCGAGGTCCGTCTGTCTTTAACTCAAATACTCTATCTCGAAAGTCTTTCTGTGTGAGGAGTTCTGCATTTGTTACGAGTCGGTCTATTTCTTCTTTATCATCTGACTCCTTTGCTATTGGAAGCAAGTAGTGTAAATTCTTAACTGGAACACTGGCTATCTTCTCTACAGTGTATCCAAACTTCTCACAGAACACTTCGTATATTTGGATTAGCCTATTTGATTCTCCGTTTGATAGGGAAATCTCAGGCTGACGAACGTACTCTTCCCATGTATCAATCCCACCTGTCGTTAGTTTAAAGTTATCACCTTCCTTTAAGTATTTAAGAACTGCACCCATCTGGACGAAGTTAATCTTCGCGTGGTGCACCATCTTTAATAGTAGTTGGTGAGCCTCTAATGGACTAGAAATCTGGTTGCTGGAAGTCTGTGTAAGCATGGTCTACGGCTTTAGCGAAGTTACCTTTAAATACTTCTTTTTCTAGCTTACTGAATCGCTCTTCAATTCGTGGGTCAAGTGGTTGTTCTACTGTGAAGTTTAGGTATGTTCCTTTCTCAGTTTTCTTCTCAGTTACAACAATATCTACTGCTTGTCCTTCGTACCACTGTTCTGTTCCAAGGGTCTTAAATGTATTCAACCATTTATCTCCGTGCTCCTTTGTTTGAATACCTACTGTTGGAACTGACTTACCTTGGATTTCTTTGTCTGTTCGTGATACTCGTGTTAATGTTACTTTCATATTTTAAAATCTGTCGTTATTTCTTTAATTAATTTACCTGTCGCGTTATTTATCTCATACGTTCCATTTCTCATTGGTCCTTTGTTCTTTTGTACGTCTACTTCCATTTCACTTTCAGATGGACGACTTAGAACGAGGACGACTTGAGAGTCTTGCTCAATAGAGGATGAACCCTTTGCATCATGCAGTGTAGGTTTCCTCTTCAAAGCTGACCCTGATTCCAAACGCTTGATGTGTGATACAACTATCATCAACATCTTGTTATCCTCTCCAAACCGCTTCAAACTTTGCAACGTGTTAGCAATCTCCTCAGCTCGGTTGCCTTGGACATTTCTAACCAGATAGTCTAAGTGGTCTACTATGACGACTTGGATATCAAACAACATCTTAGCTTTCTTTAATGTGTCCAATATCTCAGTCTTCTTAGGGGTAGATAGGTATACAGGTGTACTTGAACACTTGTCTACTATATCGTCCCACTCATCGTTATCTGCGTATGCGAAGTCATCTTGGGACTTATTAAATTTAATCTGTAGGAATCTTTTTCCTACAAACTCAATTCCGCCCTCGAATGGCATAACCAGGGTAGGGATACCATTAGAACTCATCTCGTCTGCTATATTCAACACGTAGGATGTTTTACCTATGTTCGTGTCTGCAAGCACTGTTACGAGCCAGTCTTTCTCCATCTTAACCCCAGGAATGAACTTACTCATCAAGGTGTTAGGTGTCTTTGTTCGTAGTTGTTCGATAATATCTACAATCCCAGTGAATTGATACTTATAGAAAGGCGTAGCTTCCTTAATTATCTCCCTGAACTTCTCGATACTATTCTTTTTAAAGAACTCACTTAAATCCTTGTCTTCGAAGTTTACCTCGAAGCATTTATCTATTCCTATTCTTTCCGCGAACTTCTTTGAACCCTTCTTACCTGCGTCATCATTATCGAAGGCTGTGTAAATCTTTGGAATGGTAGAGAGTAGTTCAATCCAAGTCCCTATTGCATCCGCACCACCTGGGCTCACTACGTTTCTTACTCCAGCTTGATGAGCTGCCATCGCATCGAACTCACCCTCCGTTATAAGAATCCCCCCCATGTTCCTTCCTACATCTATCCCTCCTTCGTTAAAGACCCAAGGCATACCTCCCTTCTCACTTCCGTACCGTGTCTCTCCTTCGATGAACCTGTACTTAATCGCTACCACTACACCTCGTTTATAGTGTGGAATAGAGATAGCGTTCTTCTCCTTGTGGTACCCTAACCCGAAGTGAGTGATAGTGTTTTTAGACAGTCCTCTAGCTTCTAAATAGGACAATCCAACCTCACTTTCCATCAATTCGGTTGCCATTTTTTCAGCTTTTTCAGTAAAATCGGCTTTTTTACTCAAACTCTCGCTGATACTTGTTATTTGCATGCTCTGTGGCTTCGTATAAGGCTCGTAGACGAACGTAAATCATAAAGATGATGTAACCTACGTCTACCCATTTTCGACCTCGTTAAAACGCAATTTTAAGCCTTGTAATGTATCTATAACGTACTCTTTCACCTCGTTCTCGTCCTCAAATGCTATACCTAGGTAATTCTTCGCAAACGCTATGTATGCGTTGATGTTCATAGGCATCCAGTTGAGGGGATAACACTTGTCTTGGAGCTTTCTCTTTTCAAAGTCCGAGTTATTATCTGCACCTTGCCAGTTCATGAATATGAGTACAAGGAGGGCTACTTGCCACTCTGAGAACTGGTCGAGTACTGGCTTCAATACCTTCCCTAACATTGGGTACTTGAGGATTGGTTTGAAACCGTATCTTTGTTCAAAGAGCATTGAGTAGAACGTGCAGGTTCTAACTATAGCTGTTTTTCCGTTTACTGGTAACATACTATGTCATTGTTAATGACCCACTAAGTATATACGAACTATTCTTCTTTGTCAACATATAGTGATTCTAAGCGTTCAATAATAATTCTGTCTGAGATGTAGTTTATTTCATCTGGGAAGACGTTAGCCATCAGCTCTGAGAATGATAAGTCACTCCGTTCCCATACCTCACGTAGTCGTTCGATAAATTCGTGCTTGTTCATATTATTTTAATAGTTCAGGATTTTCGTAAATGTTGCCGATGATTTCACGTTGGTTTTGACGATTGTTCATGTAATCAAACAATTCCATCCATCCACCGTTTGTTAGTTCAATCACAAACATTGCAAAATCAGTATCGAATTTTATCT